TAGCAGCTTTAATCCAATCTTTCATTTTCCAGTCAGACCATTCTTTCAAATGTTCCCATAAATCTTTTAGTAAGTTCATAGAACCTCCTTTGTTAAATTGGCGAAGTATACTACTTTACGCCTTTAAATGGAACTTTTTTAATCTGCATACGACTTGTCTGTCCTTGCGGCCCTGGTCCTTTATTATCTTTTACTACAAACGGAGCAAAAGTAATTGCTGCATCAGATGCTACAGTAGTATTAGGAAAAGGATTTTTGCTTGGAACTACAGTCATTTTTGCTTTTTTAAATTTCATTAAAAACCTCTCTTTGCTACGCCAAAACCTCTTATGGCTATTCTTCTTTTTATACCAGTTTTTTTCTTTACGATACCACCTTTTTCATATTTTTCTGCTAAAGATGGGTCCATCTTAACTTGCACAGATTCTGGTAGTTTTGAAAAACCTTTGAATTCTTTAGGAACACCACCCTCTTTCATACCAATTAAGGCTTTAAGCTTATCTTTTTCTTTGTCTGTAGTAGCGCCCTCTATTTTTTTTATTAATTCTTCTTTGACCATCTTGTTAATGAAATCAATACCCTCAACCTCTGTCTCAAGTTTTTCTTGTTTCATTATTCTCTGTAAAAATCTTTTGTCTGAAGCATCTCTTAGATCAAATGTCTGATATCCTTCTATTCCAAAAGTAAAACTTTCTTCAGTATCGTTCTTTTTCTTGGTCATGCCTAATGTATAGTGGGTTTTATGAAATTTATCAAGTCTTTACCATTGTGGTCCAATATTTCATCAAACTGTTCCGGTGTTAAATTAGCTTGATACATAATTTTAGCAGCACCCATCATTGCACCGGCTAATAAAACTCTTTCTTCTTCGTTTTTTGCAAATTTGTGTGCAAAATCCATAAGATTGTCCAAATAGAACTGTAATTTTTCTTCTGCTTCAGTCATTGTATATATTTTAGACTGATATTTCACTTTTACAACTTAGATTTAAGTTTTTTTAGAAATTCCTGCTTGATTTAACGCAATAGCTAGCGCTTGCTTGCGTGATTTTACTTTCTTTTTAGATTTTCCTATATTTAATTTTTTATTTTTGAATTCTCTCATAACTTTACTAATTTTTTTATCAGGTGATCCACCTTTTTTAAGCCCTTGAGCTTTTAATTTAGCTGTAGCTGCTGCTAATCCACCACTTTTAAAGCCTCCTTTAGTAGTAAAAGTTGGAACTTTTGTCCCTGCAGCTAAAAGTTTTTTAATTTGTTTAGGATCAATAGTTTTTTGCAAACCTTTTAGTTGTCTTTTTAATTTTCTAATCTCTGCTGCACTAAATTTTGCCATTTTATTTACTTCTTTGTTTTGATAAATTTACATTTGCACGTAATTGCGCAATGTCTTCGTTAGATTGTATTTTTTCTCTAGCTATGCTTTCTTGTTCATCAGATTTTTCTTGATCAAGTTTTAATCTTTGTTGATCATTAACAGCACGTCTGTTTATCTCTGCTTCTTGTAAATCTAAATCACGTTTTTTTAATTCTAATAATGGATCTGTTTGATTACCTTCTAAATATTCTTGTTCTTCTGCAATCATTTCTTCTGTTCTTTTTGCAATTAGTTCAGCAATTTCTTTTTCATTTTGTAATTGGAAAGTTTGCAACAACTCTGGTGGAACTTGACCACCAAATTTCAGTGCTTGTTCTTGAATTAATGGTGCATTCTTAGTTTCTATTTCTTCTCTTGCCATAAAAGAAATATGCTCTGATACGTGAGCCTGTAAGATAAGTAATATTTGCGGATTATTTTTTACTAGAAAAGATGACATGAATGCTCTGTGTGCATTGATATGCATCATATGATCTTGCCCAGGAAAAACTTGAAAAGGAATATTTTTTAACGAACTTGCATTTTCTTGTGCAGGGTCTAAAGGTGCTGGCTGTTTTGGAGGAGGCAATATAGAATCTATCGCATCTACGCCTAAAGCCATGTACATTCTTTTGTATGCTTCATATAAACTGTGAATTTCTGGATTTGATTGAGCTAATTGTAATTGTGTTTGAGCCAACGATATACGCTGAGTCATTGAAAATATATTAGGATCACTAATAGGAACTACATCAACACGATCATCAAAATCTAATACTTTAATATTTCTATCACCACCACGGACCGAGTATGGATAACTAGGTGGCAAGTATTCTGAAAATACTCTCGCTAATATTTTAAACTCGATATGTTGTGCATAATGCAATCTTTTATGAATAGATGACATGACCCGTGAACCACGTTCCAATAATGCCATAGTCGTACCGACTGGATTTGATTGTGAACCATCACCAATTTTTTGATCAGCAATAGAAGCGAACTCTCTACCACTTTGAACGACAAATCCTAAAAGTTGAAATAATGTTTGATCAGGTCCCTTGTATGGTAAAGGCATTAAACCTTCACGAATGCTACCGCTTGGTGCGTCTACGTCTCTAAATTCTCCTGGCTGTATTGGTGAATCATCATCCCTGATTCTAAGTCCACGGGCCTTGAACCCTGCAGGTAGATTAGATAATGTTCCCGCATCAATGAGTTGACGGAGCGCAGAGGTAGCTGTTCTTGATAAACCTCCAAGCATATGAATAAGGCCAAAGCCATAAAAGCCAAGACCAGGTAAAAATTTAAAGTGAACAAAAAATGAAACCTTTTCTTTTTTGGGGTCATTAGGTTTGAAGTTTCTGTAGATTGATAATACTTCTCTTGAGTTTTCATCAATAGTAATAATGTATGGTAATTTGATTCCAGTTGGCTCTCCGTTTTGATCTTTATCTTCAAAACCTTCGATATCACATTCAGCATGAAACTCTATTAGATTAAACTCATAATCATCTTCTGTTTTTTGCACACCCTCTAATTTATCCATTTTTTCTTGTACGGGGTCCTCGTCACTTTGACCGGGTGACAAATCGATATCTCTATAAAAACCTGATACTTGTTTCTTGCGCAAATCATTTTCAGACATTTTTAAAACATGTGCAATACGTTCTGCAGTCATTAAGTCAGATGCGTTGTAGGGCACTACCAAATTTTCTGAGGGGATAAATTTTGATACTGCTCTACCTAAACTTGCATCGTAGTAAACTTTTTTAAATGCTGACCCAGATAAGGGTAAGTGAAAAAGCAACTGATCCATCTCAGGATCATA